AAGACAATATGAAGAACTTTGTGAAGAACAAGAAATAGATTTCACGATGAATCTTTATCTTGCTTTGACACAGCTTAATTTATCAGAAGATGATTTTTGGCATATGAGCCCAATTACTTTTGATGAATTATTAGAAACTCATGTTGAATTTGAAAGGAGTAAAATAGAACATGGCTGATGATCTAAAAAGAGTCGGTCTTGTGTTCAAGGCTGATGGAACAGCTGATTTTACAAAATCATTAAAAACAATCAACGCACTGACTAGGGAAAACTACAGTGCTTTTTCTTTGGCTAAAAGTCAATGGGATAAATCAACATCATCATTGACAAAGCTAAAAGATACACAGTCATATTTGACAAAGCAAACAGAAACTTATTCATCAAAAGTTTATGCATTAAAAAGTCAACTAGAAGAACTTGAAAATGCAGAAAACAAAGATGAAAAGGCTATTGCCAATAAAAAGCAACAATTGAATAATGCAGAGTCAAGTTTGAATAAATATAAGAAACAACTTTATGAAGTAAACGCTGCTTTAGAAAGCGGTCAAGCTCAAATAGAAGAGTATGCTAAAAAGGTTGAAGCTTTTGGAAACAAGACAAAAGAAATAGGAAATGGATTAACTAAAAATGTTACTGCTCCTATTGCTGGATTAGAAGTTGCAGCTGTAAAAGTAGGTAGTGACTTTTCAGCAGGAATGAGTGAAGTATCTGCTGTTTCTGGAGCAACTGGAAAAGATTTAGAAGCTTTAAAAGATAAAGCAAAGGAAATGGGGGCATCCACTAAATTTAGTGCAAGTGAAGCTGCCGAAGCTATGAACTACATGGCAATGGCAGGATGGAACACGCAACAGATGATAGACGGATTGCCAGGTATCTTAAATCTTGCTGCTGCTTCTGGTGAAAGCTTAGCAAATACAAGTGATATCGTAACGGACGCATTAACTGCTTTTGGATTGAAAGCGGAAGATTCGTCACACTTTGCCGATGTTCTCGCAAAAACATCATCAAGCGCAAATACGAATGTTTCCTTGATGGGAGAAACATTTAAATATGTTGCACCATTAGCAGGAACATTAGGATTCAGTGTTGAAGATACTGCTCTTGCAGTTGGTTTGATGGCAAATGCTGGTATTAAAGGTTCACAAGCAGGTACTGCTTTGAAAACAGCTATTGCTAATTTGGCAAGTCCAACCGATTCAATGAAAGAACAGATGAAAAAATTAGGCATCTCAATTACTGATACGAATGGATCAGTAAAACCATTGATTACAATCCTAGAAGAATTAAGAACTAAATTTGGAAAATTAAGCAGTGCACAACAGTCAGCCGCTGCAAGTACAATTTTTGGAAAAGAATCGATGTCTGGAATGCTTGCAATCATCAATGCAAGTGACAGTGATTTCAATTCTTTATATGAAAATATCAAGAATGCAGATGGTGCTGCTAAAGATATGGCTGATACGATGCAAGATAACTTGCAAGGTGATTTGACTACTCTATCTTCTGCATTAGAAGGTGTAGGAATCAAAGTATCAGAAGTGTTAGAACCAGCATTACGCGACATTGTAGAAGCAATTACTGATTTATTTTCTTGGCTCAATGGTTTGGATGATGAAATAACCAATACCATTGTAATCATTGGAACTGTTGTAGCTGCAATTGGACCATTATTAGTTGTTATTGGAACGCTTGCAGGACCAATATCCACCGCGATATCCTTGTTTGGAAAATTCAAATTGGCATTATTTGGAACAACTGAATCAGCAGGAGCAATAGGTACAGTAGTCAGTGCACTGAGTGGACCAGTACTTGCAATCATTGCACTTGTTGTAGCAACAGTAGCTGCACTTGTTAATTTGTGGAATACAAATGAGGGATTTAGAAATGCTGTTGTCGATATTGCATCTCAAGTCATGTCGATACTTCAAAATCTGGCGGTCGTTGTTCAGCCTATACTTGACACATTGAAAATTGCACTTCTTGCAATTTGGCAAGAAGCATTAGTTCCTTTATGGGAAAATTTCCAAATTGTCATAGCAAACATCGTTACATTGATTTCATGGCTGTTCGATGGAATCAGTCCTATTATCAATGCAATTGTTTCATTAATAGAAATAATTGTTATTCCATTGATCCAAGGGTTATTGACAGTCATCGTTGCTTTTGTAACAAGTTCAGCAGGATTGTTAGGTTCATTTTTATCAAGTGTATCTGGAATAATCGATGCAGCAATTCAAGCTATTCGAGGATTGATATATTTCATTACTGGAGTGTTTACGGGTGACTGGAGAAAAGCGTGGGAAGGTGTCATTGATATCTTTGGTGCGATTTTCAATACGATAAGAAACGTATGTAGGGCACCAATCAATGCAGTTATAGGATGTTTGAATGGAGCAATCAGTGGAATCAATAAAATGATTGATGGATTGAATACGCTTCATTTTGATATTCCCGATTGGGTTCCTGCACTCGGTGGTAAGAGCTTTGGATTGAGCTTAAGTCATTTAGGAAAGATTCCTGCACTTGCAACTGGTGGTAACTTATTAAAAGGAAGTGCCATCGTAGGAGAACGAGGTGCAGAGTTGTTGACTCAAATGGGAACTCAAACAAGAGTAACTCCATTAACTGATTCTGGTGGTTCTAATAAACAAGAATTGATTGATTATCAAAGACTTGCAGATGTCTTTGTAAATGCGCTTGTTAGAGCAGGATTATCAATTAAGCTTGATAGACGCGAACTAGGAAAGTTGATAAGAAGTGAGGTGTACTGATGAAAAAATACGATATTAGATATGTTGGTAACAAGGGGACAGTAGATTTAAATACTGCTCCTTATCTTATCAAAAATATCGAAACACTATTTGAAAGTGAAATTAGTTTCAATTCTACTTCTTATCAGCTTGACAATCGTAACGATATAGACAGCTTTTATTTTAATGGAACTGAAAAGGATATAGAAATCCAAGTCTATAGAAAAAACAAAGAAGAATTGATTAATGATCTTGATTATATTTTTGGATATGATTGTGAGATTGTTAAAGCAGGTAAGCTTTATATAAATGATTACTATGCTTATTGTTATTTTATTAAGCCTAAACCTAATTATTTTGCTAAATACAGTAATTTAGAAATGCTAACATATACTGTTAGATTCTGTTCAAAATGGATAAAAGAAACAGTGATTGACTTCAATATGAATGATGATATCACTTCATCATCTGGCATGAAATATCCTTTTTCTTATCCTTTTTCATACAGAGCGGTAAAAAAAGATAGATTTGTTAACAATACACATTTTGCTTCTTCAAAAGCAAAGATTATTTTCTATGGACCTTGTAAGAATCCGAGAATTTCAATTGCTGATAACATTTATGCAGTTAATACGGAACTTTTAAAAGAAGAGAGAATAGAAATTGATCCCTTTGAAAAAACAGTTCTTAAGTATACTGCGGATGGTGTAGCAATCGATGTGATGGATGCTCGATATAAAAAATCAAGTATTTTTGAATTGATTCCAATTGGCTTGAATCTATTTGAACAAACGACTCAATTTTCTGTAAGAGTGATTCTTTATTACGAAAGAGGGACTCCAGAATGGAAATAATGCACGCTAGAATTGATTCATCAACACGAAGTGATGATCTATATTTAAAAGAAATGCCAGTTATTGCAAAGTTTAAAAAAGCTGAATTCATCATAGGAAAGAAAGCATCGCTAGATGATAATGATTTCTATATTGAATTATCAAAAGAATATTTTAAAAAAATGGATATTCAAAAAAATGACTTGATTTATATTCCTAACAGTGAATTTGGTGGATTTGCTAAAAAGATACAGAACGCAGATGATTCAACTGTCAAAATTACGGGAGTTAATTGGAGATATTTCTTACATCGTTTTGTTATATTTCCAAAATATAACAGCAATTATAAAGCAAGGGATGATTATTTAACTATTGATAATGAAGAAATCCATAAAGCTCTTGAAATATTATTCAATAATGTTTTCTATAGTGCTTTTTTAAAACTCTATAGAGTAAGTGGTAAGGATACTCAAATCAATACGACTGTTTCATCAAGATATGATTATCTCTATGATAAGATCATCAATATTCTTGATGAAAAAAATATGAGGTTGAAAGTCTATCATACTTATGATTATGATGATAGAAATATTGTTGTTGAAGCAGTTGAAAAAAATGTCATCGATGATGTATATAACAGAGATTACAGTATAGAAATCACTTCAAGTATTGATTCTACCAACTCAGTAGATACAATGATTGCTTTAGGAAAAGGAGACTTGCACGATAGAAAAATCGTTTTGATAAAGCATTCTATCGATGAAGATGGAAATGATTCATTTGAAAAGATTACGGACTTGTCAAAAGATGAAATAGGAAATATCGATTCATCAATGTATGTCTATGATTATAAATCATGTGAAAGTGATGATGATTTAGTAGAAAAAGCGATTGAAGAATTTAAAAATCATTTGGAAACAAAAGAAATCAATTTAGGTGTTACTTCATTAAAAAAAGAATTAGAATTAGGTGATATCATTACAAGCGTTGATGATATCACGGGACTTTCTATTGAAACAGAAATCACTAGAAAGATTCTAACAATTGAAAACGGAATAAAAAAAATTGAATATAAGGTAGGTGAGTAATTTGTCACAAAAGGGAATTACAATCAATACTACTGATGCAGGGCATGTTGACGCAAGTGATCATGCTCTTTTGTTTAGTGCTATTTTTGGAATGAATGGAATTTTAAATGTCGGTTCAAAAATGGAAATATCTAAACAGTCAGACAATAAAATAAGAATCATGGATGGAATGTATATGATGTCTAATGGTGTCCTAATAAGAATTGAAAATTATGAGGATATCACAATTACAAGTGGTACTTTAGGACAAAAAAGAAAAGATATCATTATTGCAGAATACATTAAAAATGGAAATGGAACGGGTGATGATGTAGCTAAGATTAGAGTTGTAAATGGAACTTATTCATCTGCTAATCCTGTTGAACCGACTTTGTTAAACAATGGAACAACTATTCAAGAAAAATTAGCTACATTATTGATCAATGAAACAACGATGACTATTGATTCAGTTTCAGCTAAAGTCATGCCTGTTCTAGCAAATGCAGTATTTTATAAGGATTAAAAAAATAGTAAATCGAAAGGAAAAAATATTATGGCAATTAAAACAGTACAAGCAATAATTAATGGAGTACCTACTACTCTTACTTTAAATTCATCAACTGGAAAGTATGAAGCTACGATTACTGCTCCGACAAAATCCAGTTATAATCAAAGCGGTGGATATTACAATGTAACAGTTAAAGCAACTGATACAGCAGGAAACAGTACATCTAAAGATGCAACCGATGCAACTTTAGGAAGTAAATTAAAATTAGTTGTAAAAGAAAAAGTTGCACCAACAATTACAGTTACTTATCCAACTGCATCAGCAACAACTACAAACAACAAACCTACATTCACTTGGAAAGTTTCAGATGACGATTCTGGAGTTAATTCAAATACTATTGGAATCACAATTGATAGTGGTTCAAAAATTACATCTGGAATCACTAAAACAGCTACTGCTGGTGGATATGAATGTTCATACACTCCAGCTACAGCTTTAAGCGATGGATCACATACAGTTAAATTCAATGCATCTGATAATGATGGTAATGCTGCTACTCAAAAATCAGTTACATTCAAAGTTGATACTGTACCACCAACATTAAACGTTACTAGTCCAGCTGAAGGCTTAGTTACTAATAACGCAACAGTTACTGTTAAAGGTACTACAAACGATGCAACTTCATCACCAGTTACTGTTAAAGTAAATGGAACTGCAGTTACAGTAGATGCTTCTGGTAACTTCTCAACTACAGTTACATTAACTGAAGGTTCAAATACAATCACCGTTGTAGCAACAGATAGTGCTGGTAAAGCTACTACAGTTACTAGAAAAGTTACATTAGATACAAAAGCACCAACAATCACTGATGTTTCAATCACACCAAACCCAGTTGATGGTGGTAAGACATTTGTCATTGCTGTATCTGTAACTGACTAGTTATGGTTGTAAAGGTTATAGGAAAAACTGATACGTTTACTGTAATCTTTGATAGAATCGATGAAAAAAGATGGAATGCATTAGTTCCTGCAAACGTTGCAGGTGAATATATCATGGATTTATTTGCTTACGACGATGCAGGTAATGTGGGATATATGGCAACAGCAATGTTTACTGTAGATACATCTAACCTATGCTTCCATCTTGAAATCATCAATTATCAAAGCTGTATCAGTCTTTGTAATGATTATATTTGTGAGATCAAGGAGGTGCTACCATGCAGAATTTAATAAAAATGTATGCAGGAGAAAAAAGGAAGATACGTCTTTTTGTTCATTCAAGAAAAAAGCCCGAAGATACTTTTATCATTAGAAATGCAAAAGCTGAAATCTATCTCTATGGTGATTTGATGCAAACGATTGAATGTGAAATCGATGAGCATGATCTTATTTTTTTATTAGGCATCGAAGAAAGTGGAAATTACAAAATGATTATTACTTATGTTATTGCAGATGAAGTTATTAAAAATAAATTTGAAATTGAGGTGAGATAATGGGATATAAAATATATAATGTTGCATTATCAAAGCAAAATGTAAGTGCAGGAGAAAGACTGACAATTTCAGTTGATATCATTACATGGGACTGGTTAAAGAAACAAATGACATGGAATTCATTAAAAAGCAAATTCAAATGGAGTGATTTGATTGGCTGATACCCCATCAAAATTAACAGTTCCAAGTGATATTACAATGTCAGATCCTGCGGATATTAAAAAGTTACAAGATGAAATAATTGCATTGTATAAAGCAGTCAATCAATTGATTGATGTTGATGCTGAACAAAATAAAAAATTAGACAATGCAGTATATTACAAAGAGTAGATTGATATCTGCTCTTTTTCTTTGGAAGGAGAAAAATATGAAAAATTTTGAAACACGTGAGTGCGTTGTACACACACACACACACACACAACTTACACAAATTAGAGAAGGTACAACAAAGTGCCTTTTCTCATTCTTTAAAAAGATTGGTGGTGACAAGCATTTAGGTTAGTTTTAACCTAGATGTTAACATGCCAAAACTTATTGATAAAGATGAAAATGAATTGCTTAATTTACAAATGTCTACAGATGAACATTGGACGGGTAAATATTGGATTGATGGTAAAAAAATCTATAAAAAAATCATTACATGGACTGGATTGAGGGTAGGAGTAAGTACAATCAATCATTCTATCAGTAATTTGAATGAATTCATTGATTATGAAGTCACATGTACAAACGGAGAAGATTTCTATAGATTCCCAGTTGTTTATTATTCTGGTGGGGATACGGGAACGTTCTACTCTACGTATTTCATTTTGAATGTAAACAATATTCGTTTTGCTAACAATTACAGCTGGTCAAATTATAAATTTAAAGCAATTATTCGTTATACAAAAAAATAAAGGCACTAGTATCTTTTCTTATTTGATTTTTATTAAAAGAATTAAAGAAAGAGAGGATCATACAAATGTCAAAAATTAAAAAATTCGTGGGGGGGGTACTGTTTACTAGCAATAGTAAAAACAGTATCCTTTTACCTATTATCTCTAAAAAAGGAGGTGCAGTTGAATAGCTGTGCTTCTTTAAAGAGAGGTGTTATTTATGGCTAAATTTGTTAATTCTAGCGGAGATGAAATCAATGCTGATGTTGTTCTTTGGAGTGGTAGTCATTTCGGCTATGGTCACGATTTAACATTAAATGATGATGCTTTGAAATTTAAAGAGTTAATCATAATTAGTGATAATAGCGCAGTTATTGCACCAATTATCGATGGAGAGATCATATATTCTGGTGTTGTTAACAACTGGACTGTTACTAATATGGCTTTTAAATATAATCAGGCATCAAAACTGTTACACATTGATAATTGTAGATGGACAAATTCATCTAACAATCAAGGTACAACTGTTACTAAAGTCATTGGAAGATATTAGTCATAAATAAAAGCTGTTCCATGATATGGGGAAATTTGTTAAAAATGATGGAACTAAAATTCCAATTGGTACTGTCCTTTTTGATGGTGCAACTCAAAGTGATTTTACATTAACTGATGATATATCTAATTATGACTATTTAGAAATCTTTTATAGAAGTCATAACTGGATAAATCCTAAAAGTACTAGAATGTCATTAAAAGCAGGTGCAAGAGTACATTTATCAGATGTTCATACAACTAATGGTTCTTCTGTTACAGTATATGAAATGACTCTTGTTTTCAGTGGTAAAAATGTTACATTAAGCGGATGTACTAAAGTCATTGGTGGTACGTATATAACTGCAGTTGAAGGAACAATATATCAAGTAATAGGATACTGATTGCTAGCAAATAGGAACTTATGTCTCAATTTGTTAATGCAAATGGAAATACATTATTAAATCTTAACTTTTCTTTAGAAGAACAAGAAACGGGATTATATTGGATAGATGGTAAAAAAATATATTGCAAAGTAATACTCGTAACTGGGTTTGATAGCGAGGATAAATATGTACCACATAATATATCAGATTTAAACAGAGTATTGAGTTGTGATTTATTTATAAAAACAAGTGATGGAACAAACCACATGATGCCGCGTGCACATAAAGATGACGATCATGATGGTATTTCTATTCAAATAACTAAAACAAATTTAATATTGCAAGTTGGAAAATCAAATGGTTTTCCAAATGCAACAGGATATGCAATATTGAAGTATATAAAAAGCGAATGATTAAAGGACGAAAGTCCTTTTTTTGATGCCCTGGACACGGCTTAAAACTATCTAGAAAGGGTGATTGAATTGAAAGTTAAAAAATATGATTTTAATCAGTGGGTAAAAGCTGCAGGTATTAGAGCAATCAAAACAGTAGCTCAAACTGCTGTAGCACTAATTGGAACATCTACAGTCATGAATGAAGTGAATTGGGCAATGATCATCAGTGCAAGTTGTCTATCTGGTGTTGTTTCTATTCTAACAAGCGTTGCAGGACTTCCAGAGTTGGAAGAAATTGTAGATGAAGGTTAGGAGTGAAATCATATGACAGAAGCAGTTACAGTTGCTTTGATTTCTGGTCTATGTGTAGCTGTGCCTAGTGTAATCACTACAATGTTTTCAAACAATAAAGCTAATACATTAATGAATTATCGTATTGATGAGCTGACAAAAAAAGTTGAAAAGCACAATAACGTAGTTGAACGTATGGCGCTTCAAGAGCGTGAAACTAAAGCAATATGGAAAAGAATTGATGAAATCAAAGAGGAATTAGAGAAAGAGAGTGAATAGCTCTCTTTTTATTTAAAAAAAGGAGGAAATAGCATATGAGTTATGTTATGAAAGAACATTTAGCGAATAAAGCTAATTATGGTTCAAAAAGAGATTTATCAAAAATTAAATATTTAGTCATTCATTATACAAGTAATGATGGAGATAGTGATGAAGCAAATGGAAAATATTTTGCTAACAACGTAGTTAAAGCTTCTGCCCATTACTTTGTTGATGATGATTCAGTTACACATTCAGTTCCAGATGATTACGTAGCTTATAGTGTTGGTGGTAAGTGTCAATCGGCTCATCATCCAATGTATCAAATCATCACTAACAGTAATTCATTGTCGATTGAAGTATGTGATTCCAATAAAAATGGTGTTGTTGAAATTACCGATAAGACATTAGAAAATGTATATGCATTAGCACGTGCGTTGATGAAAAAATATAACATTGATATTGATCATGTTTATCGTCATTATGATGTAAATGGTAAATTATGTCCTAATTGTAATGGACTTTTAGATGACAATGTTTGGAAAAATTTTAAAAATAATATTGTTAATTCAACTGTTGGAAATCTAGGGACATCTACTGCTACTCCATCTGCAGCTAAAAATGACAACTTAGACAGTTTGATTGCAAGAGGTCAACAACATTCAATCAATTTTACAGGTCATTCAATTGCAACTGATGGTGCATATGGTCCTAAGACTCGAGCAAATGTTGCTAGATGCTTCCAAGTTGCAATCAACAAAGATTATGGAGCTAAATTAAAGGTTGATGGTGCTTTTGGTAAAAACAGTAAATCGGCTTTAGGTAAACACTATGTCAAACGTAAAGAAACTCAATACCTTGTTACAGCAGTAGAAATTGCATTAATGTGTAGAGGATATGATCCATCTGGTGTTGAATGTCCAGGTAAATTTGGAAGTGGATTAGAAGCTGCAGTAAAACAATTCCAATCAGATAGAGGATTGAAAGTTGATGGAATCGCAGGAAGAAACACTATTTTGAAGCTAATGGGTGTTTAGAATGAAAAAACTAAAGATTATTATCATTGTATTACTTTTATTGATTGTTTGTTTACTTGCCAAAAATACTCAATATCATTCTCAAATTATCGAAAAAGATAGTCAAATTGAAAAATTAAAACAAGAAAATTTGAAATATCAATATCAGATTGAAGAAATGAATGAGCAATGGGGAGTTTACAGTGAATAATTAAGTAGTATAATCAAATGTGTAAAAATTTAATTGTATTATAGCTAATCTATACTTTAGTTAAATAATTCGACGTCAAGAAACAATTGAATATTTTACAAAAAAAAGCCTACTCATTGATTGAGTAGGTTCTTTTTTATATATTATTTGCTTTTTCAATCGTGTCTTGCATTGCTTTTCTGATTACATCTGATTGTTTGATACCAAGTTTCTTACAAGCTTCTTTGAATTTATCTACAAATTCAGTTTTGTACGATGCTTTTACTTGCTTCATGTTTTCTTTTTGCCATTCTCTCATGTATTTTACTTGATCAAATTTTTTATTTTCCATAATTATTCCTTTCCTAATAAATAAAAGCCTAAAATCATTAATATCATTCCTAAAAACCAATAAGTTTTAAACAATGTAAGGATAATGCCTAAAAATAGAATTATAATTTTTATTTCTTTTTTCATATTATTTGATATAATTTAGATGAAGAAAGAGAGAAGAAGATTATTTCTTCTTTCTCTTCTTTGAACTCTTTTTGCTGACATATTTTGAACCGATGTAACCAACAATTAGAGTTGCTATTGGTTGAGCGAAGTTATTAAAGATTTCGCTCAATTTTTTTAAATCATCTAAATTCATATCCTTACCTCCTCTCTTTACAATATTATTATAGCATAATAGTACCATTATGTAAAGGGCGAAGCATAATTTTATATTATTTTTTAATGTGTGGACGACAAATGGACGAACCAGCTATAAAAACACTATAAAATCAATAAGAATTATATAGAGTTATATAGAAATAAATGGCAGTATATAGCGGTTTATAGAAAGATAAAGATTAGAATAAAAACGGAGAAGATTTGTA